TGGGCAGATGAGAATGATGATGCTTATTTTATTCCTCTTGGTTTAAAGCATGAGCTCGTGACAGCTGGATTTGTAAAGGCAGCATCTCAGATCAAGGAACCAGAGGAAGTATGGACCGTCATTTCAACAGGTGTGTTACATAGGTCATTGCAGATAGCATGGCCAAATGCTAAGTTCCACTGTGTTGCAGTTTCTCGTAACATGAAAAAAGGAGAGATTGGCCACGATAGAATCATATCTCATCCATTACAATTTACTACACCGATTAAAGAAGGTTTACCGCCATTCCCATCTGTAGCAACATACGACGCGAAAGCTTGGGCATCAATACCTAAAAACACAGATCGTGACATTCTATTTTGGAACGTTGGCACCAACCCGACACTAATCGACGAATCAATATACGAAAGAATAGACTCATATAGAAAGTGGAAGAAAGATGAAAAATAAAGTACTGTTAACTGGTTTAGGACCAATCTCGAATAAGATTGCTTCACACAAAGCCTCGCAGGCTATCATATATGCTGATCAAATCAGAGAAGCTGGAAATAATACTGACATCAATTTGGTGTCAAATAAGATTACTGATTATTCAGGATATGATGCACTTGCGTTCTACCACGGTAGTGATTGGAGCGGCAACCTAAATCTCTTTGGTGGAATTCAGGCATATCCAAACAGAGAGTTCCTTGTTGCTCTTTCTCGATTCAAAGGACCAGTCAACTCGTTGATAGTTGATTTCCCTGATTATGCAGGAATGTTTCAAGATAGATTGCGAAAGGCTGCCTGGTTGTGGGACGATGTCGACTGGGAAGGACTAAAGGCTTTACAACATCGAGCAGTGACTATTGATCCAAACAAGATAAAAAGACATAAGAATATTTCTATAGGAGATAGCCATGCCATTTGTATGTATCGTCCTCGTTGGGAAAATGTATCTCGTCCATTCTCTACATTGCATGGATCTATCAAGAAGGGATTTGAAACATTTATTTCTGGTGCCTCAGATTACAGCATCATTGAAACCTACTTTGGAAACATTGACATACGTCATCACCTGTGTCGGTTCGATGATCCTATCCTTGAGGCTCAGAAATTAGCTGATCGATATGCTAGAGAATTGAATCGAATCTCTCGTAAATATGGCGCCAAGACACTTGCTTACGAACCTCTCCCGATCGAGAATGAATCTCGTAAGGTTCCTAAGACTGGTTGGTATAAGGGAACACCATTCTTTGGGTCCTGGGATGAGCGCAACGAGGTCCGAGAAGCATTCATTTCTCAGCTCCAATTGAACGCGAATGTCTATATGTGGACCGAGCCTCTGAAAAATTATGCTGGAGAGCTCAGCTTTGATGTCATGGAGAAGCCTCAGTCAGTCCACCTCTCGAGGGCATCATATCCTCACTGGCAAGGTAAGGACTGGACAGAGCCCCAGGAGACCAACAACCTAGACTCATTCTTTGCATAAAGTGCTTTACATATGCCTATAAACATGTTATAATTAAGAATCAATTAACCAATATTATGTCACTACTAGAAAAACTAAAAAAATCAAGTCGCACATCAGGCGCCGAGATCCTCTCAGAATCAAAGTTCTTTTCCGAAAAGGAAATGACTTCAACCTCAGTGCCGATGATTAACGTCGCACTCTCTGGTTCCACCAAAGGTGGTATCTCATCAGGGCTAACAGTGTTAGCAGGTCCAAGTAAACACTTCAAAACATCGTTTGCCCTTTTGATGGCAGGTGCTTATATGAAGAAGCATAAGGACGCGGTTCTTATGTTCTACGATTCAGAGTTTGGATCACCTCAATCATACTTTGAGAGTTTCGGTATCGATACATCTCGTGTACTACACACGCCTGTTACTAACATTGAAGAACTTAAGTTCGACCTTGTTCATCAGCTCACTGAAATTGATCGTAAAGATAAGGTGATGGTAGTGATTGATTCTATTGGTAATATCGCATCGAAGAAGGAAATCGAAGATGCCGAGAATATGAAGTCAGTTGCAGATATGACTCGAGCTAAAGCTCTTAAAGGTCTATTCCGTATGATTACACCATTCTTGACTCTGAAGGATATCCCTCTCCTTGCTGTTAATCATACGTATCAAACACAGGAAATGTTCTCGAAGGCAGTAGTCTCTGGTGGAACAGGCGTCATGTATTCTGCTAATGATGTATGGATTATTGGTCGGCGTCAAGAAAAGACTGGCACTGAAATCTCAGGTTATCACTTCATCATTAATATCGAGAAGTCTCGCTTTGTGAAAGAGAAGTCTAAGATCCCAATTAGTGTAAGTTGGGACGGAGGTATCGAGAAGTGGTCAGGTCTATTAGATCTTGCTCTCGAGACTGGCCATGTTGTCAAACCTAAGAATGGTTGGTATATGGCAATGAATCCTACAACACAGGAAGAGCTGAGTGGAAACCTTCGAGCTGCACAAACAATGACTGAAGAATTCTGGACAGCAGTATTCGATAAGACAGACTTCGAAAAGTGCATCGAGAAGCGATACAAGGTTGCTCATGTCTCTATGCTCGAGGAGCTAAGGGAAGAAACTGAACCAACAATCGCTGATGAGTAATAAGTATGTCTACGTAGAAAAGAAGGACTCAGAACTTTATTCATTAAAGATTGTACAAAGTCCTTATAACAATGTAATATATACGTATGGTGCAGTTACTATTGAAGAAGATGTCGAGAATGATTTGGCACGTCTTAAGTTTAACTACCATATTGAAGAAGCTCCAGCTCCTTACTCAAAGAAAGAGCTTGAAGACAGCAATGAATTCCGAAATTATATCGGTGATATATTAACAGAAATACTAGAAGATCAAGAAGCACAAATTGGTAATGCAAGACATACAGACGATAATACTGAAATCATTGACGAATAATGAGGAATTCCTTAGAAAAGCCCTTCCGCACATTAAGAAGGAATATTTCGAGGATCATCATAAGGCAGTCTTTGATATATTCCTACAGTTCGTAACTAAATACAATAAGTTACCAACTCCAGCAATTCTTGAGATTGAATTTCAAGAATCAGAATATGTTAATCGTCCTATAGCAAACGATACACTTGCTTTAATTAAAACATTACATGATGATAATAAAGTTGAACTAGATTGGTTGGTTGAATCGACAGAGAAATGGTGTAAAGACAGAGCAGTATATCTCGCTCTGATGGAATCTATCTCTATCGTTGATGGTAATACCGACAAGGCCGAAGGATCTATTCCTGATATATTGACAAAGGCCTTGTCGGTTACGTTTGACACCAATGTTGGTCATGATTACTTTGAAAATGCGGAATCAAGATACGAGTTTTATCACCAAAAGGAAGATAAGATCCCATTCAATATCGAGCTTCTAAATACTATCACCAAAGGTGGTGTACCAAAGAAGTCGCTTAATATTATTCTTGCTGGAACTGGTGTTGGTAAATCACTTGCGATGTGTCATTTTGCTGCAGATGCTCTTACGCAGGGTAAGAATGTTCTCTATATTACTCTTGAAATGGCTGAAGAGAAGATTGCCGAGCGCATCGATGCTAATCTATTCGATGTAGATATCGCAAAGATTACAGATCTAACTAAAGATGCATTCATGAACAAAGCTCACGTTGTTGGTCAGAAGACGCATGGTAAGCTAATCATTAAAGAATATCCTACAGCAGTTGCTCATGTTGGCCACTTTCGTTCTCTCTTAAATGAATTGAAGATGAAGAAGAAGTTTACTCCTGATGTGATCTATATCGATTATCTTAACATCTGTTCGAGCTCTAGAATCAAAGGATTAGGTGGATCTATTAACACATACTCAATGATTAAAGCTATTGCTGAAGAAATACGTGGTCTTGCAGTTGAGTATAACGTTCCTATCTGGTCAGCAACACAGGTTACACGTTCAGGCTTTGGCAATTCAGATGTTGAGATTACTGATACCTCAGAATCATTTGGTCTTCCAGCTACTGCAGATTTAATGATTGCTTTAATATCTACAGAACAACTTGAGGGTATGAATCAAGTAATGATCAAGCAGCTAAAGAATCGATATAATGATCCTACAGAAAACAAACGATTCTGCGTAGGCATTGATAGATCTAGGATGAGATTATACGATGTAGAAGATTCAGCTCAAACTCTCTCGAGCGATCCTGGTCCCTCTTCTGCTCCAACCCAAAGCGCTGACTTCTCAGCATTCAAGATATAATGTTCATTGAAGTAACAGGCTCAACTAAGGAAAGACGAGAAATGGCAGAATCCCTCGCTGCATTTGCCCTTGGCCTTTTGGCTCCTCGGCTATTAAGAAAGGTTGAAGTAGATATTAATCTAATTAATAATCTAAGAGATCAAGAAGAACTCGTGGGTGATTGTACATGGGAAGACAGTAGATACCGTCCTCGCCATTTTACGGTAAGGATTGATGCTTCACAGGATAAGCATGACATGCTCGAGACAGTCGCACATGAGATGGTCCATGTAAAGCAATATGCAAGAGGCGAGCTTAAAGATACTAATCATGTCTCATTGTGCAAATGGAAGGATAAAGTAGTTGATTCTGATAAGGTAAATTATTATGATCAGCCGTGGGAAATTGAAGCTCATGGGAGAGAACGAGGCTTATTCTTTCGGTGGATTGCCAAAAGCCGCTGGAAAAAGTGTAGATGGATTAAGTATTAAAATGTAATATGTTATAAATAGAATAGAATATATTACACACAATGGGAATTATGCTTAACTTCAGTGATTCTCTTCTTTTTGAAGAGAGCGAATACAAGGGTAAAAAAGTTACTCTTAACAAACCTTTTCGGGCAAACGACGGTAAGAAGAAATTCTACGTCTATGTAAATAACGAAAAAGGTAATGTTATTCGTCTAGGCTTTGGTGATCCAAATATGGAAATCAAACGAGACGACCCAGCCAGACGCAAAAGCTTTCGAGCTCGTCATCAGTGTGATACTGCACCCGGTCCTAAATATAAAGCACGTTATTGGTCGTGTAAATTTTGGGAAAAAGGTAAATCAGTAACTGACTTGACGTAGAATGGCAATATTCGGAAAAGCAGATCTATCTAAATCAAAGTATATCGTAGCTATTGTTGCGAAGATCAATGCTGGTGAAAAGATAAAGGTTGCTGGTGGTAAGTCATATAAATTTAAAAAGACAAAGGACATTGTTGCACTGGAAAAGGTGCAGACAAAGATCGCAGCCTATCAGAAGATTCTATATCCCAAGAATGCATACGCTTCAGTCTTTACTGACGGAAAATTATCATTTAGATTTAATAACATTGATAAGGCTCCATTTTCGGGTATGGGAGGTGGATCACGTAATGCCTTAGGAAAGAAACTAGCCGATGCAGGAGAACTTGCCACAGTCATGTCTTTAAAGAAACTGATCAAGACACCAAAGGATACAGGTCAAAAAATATTTATCGATAATCCTGATGCATTCATGGCATGGAACCAGACATTTCAGTCTACTAAACCAGCTGTTGTCAAGATTACTGGCAATCTTAATCGTTTTGATATACTGCATGATGCAACTGATAAATCCGCCTTCGCCACTGCAATTACAGCATTTACAAAGAAGGTAAAAATCGCTAAGGATTCGTGGAATCCTGCTGATATCTTCATAATCGATAAAGGCAAGAAGGCAAAGATAATTAAAGATCTGCAGTTCTGCATTGATAATTACGAAGTTAGTGATGGCTTAATATCTATGTTTAATAATAAGATGTATGATTTTTATAAAAAGAAGCTGCTATATCCAATATCTCTTAAGCAACTAGTTACTGATAAACCATCTGTTGACTTTGCTAATGAACCTGGTAAGGCCAAGAAGGCAGCATACAATATTGAGATTGCAAAAATTAACTGTAACTTAAGTGCTGAAGGTAAAGAAATTGGACTATTCACTTTTAAGAATAAAGACACCTCAAAACAGATCAGCCTGCAGGTAAGAGGATTTCCTCATGGATACGGCACAGCTCAGACTGAAATCACATCTGATGGTACACCTTCTGGTGGAAGATTAGGTAAAATTAGTACAGCAATCGTTGATCGTGTAATGGAAGAGTTCGGAGATGAACGAATTAAGAGTATTAAATATTTTGGGAGAACACCAGAGGTGTTTGGAGAGTTTGATAAAAAACGAATCAACGAAGTTTATAAAATGTATCAAACAGTAACTAAACACAAAAAGGTTCAAGACCAAAAGAAACTAAAGAAAGCTGAGTTTGAGGCGTTAATTACAGAAGCGCAGAGCGATATGGATATTGCCGCTAATCTTTGCATGAAAATACAGGGACTAAAAATGATGCATTTCTTTGTTACTAACGAAAAGAATATTTCTACAATCATGAATAAAATGATTAACGGAGCAAAGAAGATCAGCGATGATAACGGATTCTTCATTAAAATTTATTAGTATAAATAGCAACATAGACATGAAAACATTCAAACAATATAACGAATCAACGCTTAATTACGCTAGAACTCGAAAAGAAATTGAAAAAGAGCGTAAGGCGAAAAACATTTCTAAGTATGATAAGGACATACTTGGTAAGATTGCCAAACTAATGGCGTCATTAGAAGAGAAATCAGCACTTGATGAAGCGTATGCAATTGACACAAATCCATGGCAGTTTTCTCATAAAGGTGTTCCTACAGGAAAAGGAAATTGGGCATTTGACTATGTTGCATCACTCGACTCTGGAGGAATCAGCGCATTGCAGAAAGACACATTCATTTCAAAGGCGCAGTCTACATATAAGAATGCAGTTAAACAACTCACAATATTCTTAAAGAAAAATTTAAAGGTTAAACCAAAAGACGTTAAAATTAAGTTAGCACCATAATGAGATCATTTAAAACATATCTTTCAGAGGCATCCTCTGGAAAAAACACCCACATGACACACATTGAAGATCGTGTTATATACGGCGGTGTAAAGGGTGCTCGCGAGGCTATCTATGCCTTAAGAGCGATGCGAGATATGTTAGCTGGTACTAGCAGTAAGAACTACGATGTAACTGTTAAATGGGACGGAGCACCTGCAGTTTTTGCTGGAAACGATCCAAGCGATGGCCAATTCTTTGTTGCAAAGAAAGGCATATTCAATAAAGATCCTAAAGTGTATAAAAGTCATGCAGATATCGATGCTGATACCAGCGGAGATTTAAGCACCAAACTTAAATATGCATTTGACGAATTAAAAGATATTGGAATTAAAGACGTGATTCAAGGTGATATCATGTTTACGAAGGGCGATGTCTCAAAGGAATCTATTGATGGAGAAGCTTATTACACGTTTCAGCCAAATACAATTGTATACGCAGTTCCTGTTAAATCTGATTTAGGTAAACAGATAGCAAAGGCAAACCTTGGAGTTGTATGGCACACCACATATAAAGGTAAAGACTTTCCTTCGATGAAAGCTTCATACGGCGTCAATCTAAAATCATTTAAGAAAAAATCAACAGTCTGGTATCAAGACGCTGAATACAGAGATATCACTGGTAAAGCAAGTCTATCTGCAGTCGAAACAAAGGATGTGACAGAAGCATTAAGCAAAGCAGGTAAGATCTTTCAAAAGATCGCGAGTTCTACTCTTAAACAAATCGAGACAAACCCACAGCTTGCACAACAGTTTGAAACATTTAATAACACACTTGTTCGTAAAGGAGAAAGAATAGCATCTCCTACTAAACACGTTAACGATCTTATCTCTTGGTTTAAAGGCAAGTTTGAAAAAGAACGACAAAAAAGAAAATCAGCAAGAGGTAAAGAAGGTGTAGATAAGAAAGAGGAAGAGCTAATGCTATTCTTCTCGAAAGAAAACAAACTCAATCTTCGGTACGTGTTTGAACTACAGAACGCCATTGTAGACGCCAAGTTGCTTATTATAAATAAACTTGATAAGGTCAAACAATTAGATACGTTTGTTCGTACTAAGAATGGTTTTAAGGTTACAGGTTCAGAAGGATTTGTCGCTATTGATAAGACTACTTCTGGTGCGGTTAAACTCGTTGATAGACTTGAATTTTCTACAAACAATTTCTCTCCTGACGTAATCAAAGGTTGGCAAAAATAATTTAAAACAAATACTCTTATGGACAAATTACCAGAAAAAATACTAAATTTCAAAGACTTCTTGGTTGTAGATTATACGCAACAAGCTGGAACACCTATCGATCCAGATGGTCATCTTGCGCATATGGCAAAGCGTCGTAAGCACGAACATATAGAAAATACAAAAGAGAAAGATATCGATGCTGGTTAAAGGATTTAAGCAATTCAACGAGGAAAAGACTAAGTCAGTAACATTTACGTTTGGTCGCTTTAATCCTCCGACTATTGGTCATGAGAAACTCATTACTGAGGTAATTAAACTTGCCCGTGGTGGTGACTATAAGATCTTTGTATCTCAGTCTAATAATTCTAAGTCTGATCCTCTTCAGTATAAAGAAAAAGTTGGAATCATGCGTAAGATGTTTCCAAAGTATGCACGCAACATTATTCTTGATGATAAGCTTAAAACTGTATTTGATATATCTGTATCGCTATATAAGCAAGGTTATAACGATGTAACAATGGTTGTTGGTTCAGATAGAATCAAAGAATTTAAAACTCTACTTCTTAAATATAACGGCACGAAGGCACGCCACGGATTCTACGAATTTGAGAATATTTCTTTTCAGTCTGCTGGTAAACGCGATCCTGATTCTGACGATGTTTCTGGAATGTCAGCCTCAAAAATGAGAGCAGCTGCAGTATCAGGTGATTTCCAAGCTTTTGCTGATGGTCTTCCAAAATCCTTTGGAGATAAGCTATCAGTATTTAACCTTCTTCGCACAAGAATGGGTTTAAAGGAAATGTCTAGCTTTAGGAAACATATCCAACTTCCAACGCTCTCAGAAAAAAGAGAAAGCTATATTGCTGGAGAAATCTTTAATGTAGGTGATAGAGTATATTGCCAAAAGTCAAATCAAAACTTTACAATAACTGAGCGCTACTCAAACTACGTTGCAAGCTCTATTGGCACTAAGTACTTTATTAACGATCTCGAAGAATACATTGATGAGAATGTTAAGTACCATGCTGGTCTATCTAAATCTACGAAAGATAAGCGTAAGGCACAATTTAAAAAGCAGGCCAAGATGGATGATGATAATCCAAAGGCATATAAGCCTGCGCCTGGAGATGCTACTGCAGAAACAAAGCCATCCAAACATACCAAAAAGTTTAGAGACATGTTTGGTGAAGATAAAAATCCTATTGTAGACACCGAGGATAGCGTAGAAGAGGGCGTAGATGATCCTGCTATTTTTAAAGCAGTATTCCTTGCTGGTGGACCCGGTTCAGGTAAATCATTCACAGTTGGAAAAACTGCTCTTACAGCAATTGGCTTTAAGGTTGTTAACTCAGATGACAAATTTGAGGCTGCGTTAAAGAAGGCAGATCTCGAACCAACACCTGATAATATCTTTAGTCCGAAAGGCCAAAAACTTCGTAGTAGAGCAAAAGAACTTACTGCAAAACA